TGGGGATCAGGACATTGGCCATTATAGAATGAGCGTTGCGAGGGCGGAGGGGGATGGAACCCCTCCGCTCTCATGGTTTTGGGATTTTTTAGTAAGTTCCGCCGTCCAGAGTCACATCGCTGAAAGTGACATTGGAGATGGCTCCACCGGTGATGGAGACATTGTTCGCGGCTTGGGTGGCGATGGTGCCGAGTCCGAGGGTCGTGCGGGCTGCGCTGGCGTCGGCGTCGTCGATGAGGCTGCGGCCGAAGCTGGTCAGGTCAGCGGTGCTGAACTGGTCCGCGCCGGTTGCGTAGACAACCTTGTCGGCGGCGACGGTGACTCCTGCCAAAGCGGCGAGGGTCGCGTCGTATGCCTGGACATTCGATCCAATCGCGAGGCCGAGGTTTGTGCGGGCGGCCGAGGCGTCGGTGAGGTCGCTGAGGTTGCTGGCTTTGACGAGCTTTTCGCCGAGAGCTGTCGTCAGCGTGGTGGCGTAGTTCGCGTCGTCATTGATGGCGGCGGCGATCTCGTTGAGGGTGTTGAGGAGGTCAGGCGCTCCGTCTACGATGCTGCTGACGGCGCTATCTACATAGCCTTTGTTCGCCGCGTCGCTGGAGGCCGATGGGTCCGCCAGGTTCGTGATCTTTTGGCTGGAGAGCGAAACCGAGCCGGTGGGCGCGGCCATTTGATCGAGGCGGGAAGTGCGGACTTGGGTGTCGAAATCCGAGACTTTCGCTGCGGTCAAAGTCGGGATGTCGGAGGCTTCGAGCGTCGTGCCGGAGGTGGCGAGACCTTTGGCATTAACGGTGATCTTCGTGAAGGTGCCTGCCGAAACGCCGGAGTTGGCGAGGGTGGCGCTGATGCTGGCGTTGGCCGAGCCGTTGAAGGCCGAGGCTGTGCCGGTGACATCGCCAGTGAGCGAGATGTCGCGGCCAGTGGCGAGGGTGGTGGCTGTGGCGGCGTTGCCGTCAACAGAACCGGAGATTGTCGAGCTGAAGGTCTTGACTCCTGCAACGGTCTGGTTGCCCTCGAGCATGACTGCTGCTCCAGCTCCGCCAATTTTGTCATTGGTTGTGCCGTTGCCTAGGTATAAAACCTTGCCGCTGAGATCATACGCTGGTTCTCCTGCAAGGAGGGCCGACGCGGGTGCGCCATTTCCACGGAGGAATTTGAGTTTTGGATTTGCCATTTGAGTGGGTGCTTTCTTTGTGTTTTTTGGCGGCGGTGGTTAGTAGGTTCCTCCGTCCTGCTCGCCAGGGACGGGGGAATAGGTGGTGCCGGTCCAGCGCCAGAGCGTCCCGTTGTCGCGAGCGACATACAGGCGGTTGAGGCGTCCGGTGGCGGGAAAGTCGGAATAGGTGTCGTGCTGGATGAAGCCCTCGGCGTCGGCGATGGCGGCGGGGAGGGTCGTGCTGATTGCGGTCTCGGTGCTGGAAACTCGGGACTCGATGCCTGAGACGCTGGCGATGGCGTTTGTGAGGTCGCTGGAAACGGCGCTGATGCTGGAGGAGACATCGGCGATGGCATTTGCCCTCGATGTGGCCTCGCTCGAAATGGCGGCGATGCGGGCATTGCGCTCGGTGACCACCGAGGTTTCGGCGAGATCGACCTCGCCTTGCAGGGCCGCGAATTCGTCGGTGGTCGGGGAGGTTTTCTGGTAGGTGGTGCCTGTCCACGCCCAGACGACTCCCGAATTTTGCTGCACATACAAACGCTTCAGGCGGCCCACCGTCGGAAAATCCGTGCGGTCCACATAGTGGACAACGGCGTCGGTCTCGACGGGGAGGAGGATGGTCTTCGCGGAGAGGTCGAGCTGGCTGGAGAATTGGTCGGCTGTGAGAGTTGTCATGGCTTAAAAAACTCCTCCATCGACAACGCTGGTGCTGGTGAGCCCGCCTGGAGTTCCGGTCGTTTCGACGGGGATGAGGCCGAGGGTGGTCACGACCAATTTGTTGCTGGGTGGCAGGGGGCTTGAGAGGGTGACGGTCTGGCTGGTGGCGTTGACTTGGTAGTCGCTGCCGGGCTCTTGGGTGACGCCGTTGATACAGACGAAGGTGTTCGAGGGATTGTTGTCGGCGAGGCCGGTGACGCTGAAGACCGTCTGCGTGCCGTTGCCGGAAAATGTGAAGGAGTTGAAGTCGAGAACGGGCTTGTTCTCGATAGCCGCCCACTCCGGCGATTCGTCGGAGATGAGGATGTAGGAGGCGGAGAGCGTCTTGTCGCCTGCCCCTTTGTATTGCCAGCGCTTGCCGTCGCTCGTGGTGACAAACGATCCCTCCTGCACGAGCGCCTGCTGCGGCGCGGTGAGGTCGGCGAGCGTTCCCGTAGAAACAATCGCGGCCTGCGCGGCAGAAGGTGTGAGCGGGAAAATTCGCATCGCTTAGTCGGCGAAGTGGAACTTGACCGTGACAGGCGTGCCGCTGAGGTCGGTGCGGCGGACGCTGATCTGCTGGGAGCCGACGAGGCCGTCGATGGCGACGGCCGTGTTGTTGTTCGCTTCGATGAACGAGCCGTTGTCGATCTTCCAATCGATCTTTTGCCCGGTGTAGTTGAAGAGGGTGACCTTGGTGGCGCGGAAGGTTGGGAGAGCGACGAAATTTGCGCCGGTGGCGGATGTGGCGACCTCGGAGGTGCCGCCGTTTTTGTAGCGAATATTGGCGTTCATAAATTATTATGGGTTGGGCTTGTCAATAGGGTGAGACGGAGTCGCGCTGGAGCGACCAGGTGAGCGGGGTGTTGTTGTTTCGCAGGAAAATGTCGTCGTGCGTTTTGACGATTTCGGCCTCGGCTTTTTGGAGCTGGAAGGCGGCTTTGTCGTATTGGCCGTCCTCTTCCAGCGTGTTGGCAAAAGCGGCGGCGCGGAGGTAGGGAGCGAAGATGGCGGGGATGCTCTGGCGCTCCCAATGCGTGGCGGAGGTCGGCAGGTTGCCGGTGGTCGCCGCGATGCAGAGGTAGCAATCGCCGGTGGTGTCGTAGTAAACGACATCGCCGGGCGAGTAGGCGGTGCCGGCCGCAAAGGCTGTGCTGGTGAGGCGCGGCTCGGGGCGGCGGAATTTCACCTGCACCTCGGCGCCGGCCGTGTAGCGGGCATCGGTGATGGTGGCCGAGTCGTCGTTGTCGGCAAACGAGAAGGTCTGCACGAGGCGGGTGCTGGAGGGGAGGAAATCGGTGATTCGGAGGATTTGGCCGATGGTGTTCTCTCCGGCGACGCGGTAGGTGATGACGCTGCCGACGGGCGTGCGGGCCTCGGTGAGCGTGGTGTCGGGCCAATCGTAGAGTCCCCACACATCCGAGAGGCCGGCCTCGATGTAGTCGGCGATGGCGGCGGCTTGGGAGCCGAGCACCGGCTGGGCGGCGTCAAGCCCCATGCGGCGGAGCACGGAATCGCGGAGGGTTTTGAACGAGGCGGTTCTCAAGCCGGGCCTCCTTGCTGTTGGGCCATTTTTTCGAGGGCGGGCTGGGCGCCGACGCGGCCGATCTGGGCGTTTTGTTGCTGCTGGAGGGCGAACGAAAACGCCTGCATGCGGGCGTCGAGCATGGATTTGAAAATCTCGTCTTGCTGGTAGCGTTGCTGCACGGCGGGGTTCGCTTGGACGATCTGCTGGAGGGTTTGCAGGCGGAGCTGGGCGTTTTGGCCGTCGCTCTTGAGTTGGGGCTCGGTGCCGGCGGCGATCTTGGTAAATTGCAGTTGCTCGTCTTCGATCTCCTGCTGGGAGGCGGCTTCGACATCCTTGATGAGGAATTCGGCCATGGTCGGATCGATGGCGCTGAAGAGGAATTTGACGAGGCCGACGCGGTCCACGACGCCCATGACATCGAGCGGGAGCAGCTCGATCATTCCCTTGATTTTGACCTGGAGGGCTTCGGAGTCGAAGGTGCGGGCGTCGAAGTCGAGGCGCATGTCGAACTTGCCTTGGATCTCTTGCCGGGAGGCGCGGAAGGGCATGGGCATGCCGCCAGCGACTCGCACGAACTGCACATCGTCGAGGTATTGCTGCGCGAGCTGGAAGGTCTGAGCGAGAATGAGGGAGCAATCGGAGAGCCAGCTATCGACGAGGTCTTGCTGGGCGAGAGCGGACCGCTGCGGGGCAAGGTCGGCGCGGGGGATGCCGAAATACTCGTCCACATCGCGGCGGGTGGCGGCTTCGATTTCGATGGTGGCGTTGCTCGTGATCGGCGGAGCCATCCAAGAGAATTCGCCGGGGCGGCGCTCGGGGAGTTGCTTGGCGGGCCCGAGGACGATGTCGAGCTTGCCTCGGTTCGCGGGGACTTTGAGAACGGGCAAAATTTCTATACTTGCGCGATCATTGCGGAAGTCGCGCTGGGTCTTGATTTCCTGCTGGTGGGTGGAAAGAAGCTCAGGGACGCCGCGGGACTCGACGAGCGGGCGGCTGGTGCGCTCCAGAGGCAGCTCGACAAAGGGATACTGACCGTGCTCGTAGCCCATGGCCTCGCTTTTGGCGACGCGGTCCACCACCGAGGGCTGCATGTGGGTGCAGATGACCTCCATGGCGCCGAGGGATTCGTTCCACTTTTTCTGATAAACGCGCCAGACTTCCACGAGGTCGCGGTCGTCACTCAGTAGGATGGTATCGGTCATCCGGTAGAGGTTGCGGGCATTGCGGCGATAGACGCCTTTGTGCTTCACCGCTTCCTCAATCCACTTGGGGTCGTAGTCCTCGGTGACCTCTCGCTCGCGGATCTCGTCCTCGCGGAGGAGTTCCCTGCACGCAATGAAGGGGGCGCGTTGGAGGTCGTAGGTTGATGGGGGGAAAACGATGTCCTCCCAGGGCTCGTAAGCCTGCCAATCGGGGAGGTTTTCAAAAATGTAGGGCGAGTCGTATTCAAAGAATCCCTGCTCGCGGAGGCGGCGGACATTGGCGGCGGTGCCTTGGCCGGGGAGGAGCATTTCCATTTCGCGGGCGACGGCCTCTTCCTGCGTGGGGTCGAGGATGGCCTCGATGATCAGGGCGAGATTCGGATCGCCGGTCTCGGCGAAGGTCTGCTGGAGGCTGTCGAGGCGGAAGGTGAGGACTTCGTTGCGAGTGGTGCGGCGCCAGAAGACGCCCATGATGGCAAGGCCGTAGGTTTCGCGGATGTTCGCAGCGAGTTCGATCTCGCGCTTTGTCATGGCTGCGCAGTGGGAGTTGAGGAGCCACTTGATGACGGTTTCGACCTTGCGGCCGGCCTGCATGTCGGTGCTCTCGGTTGGCAAAATCGACATGCGGGATTTCGCAAAGGAATTTTTCATCATTCGCACGCGCTCGTTCACGATCATGTCGGCGAGGCGGATTCGGGAGTCACTGGCGCCATCCCAGGGAAACGCGGGCTTGCCGATGACGGAGGAAAGTTTGCGGCCGGAGTCGTCTTGGCCGGGCCAGAGGCAATATCTCAAATTGTAGTTGAGATTTTTGCGGGTCCAGTAATTGGCGGCGTCTGTTTCGGCCTGCTCGACGAGGCCGATGAGTTCGGAGACTTCGTCGGATTTCATACGGTGGCGAGGCCGGGCGTGGTGAAAGTGGTGGAGGTGGAAACGACTCGGGTGTGCGGGTTGGCTTTGGCGAAATCGTCGCGGAATCCTTTGTCGGTCCAGCAGCCGGGGAGTTGTTGGTTCCAGAAAAGGTAGGAGTCGAAATCGATGGACATCACATGCTGGCCGATGCCGTCCACGGTGCGGCGGGCTTCGGCGAGGCGGTCGCTGGCGGCTTTGATGCGCTGCTGGCGCATCTCGGCGGTGACCATGCTGGCGAAGTGGCCGCGTTGGAGTTCCTCTTTCACGAGGGGCGCGAGATCGCCGAGATCGGCTTCGAGTTCGGATGCGTCGTCTACCACAGAGTTTTTGGTTTTTTTCTGAACTGCGGAAAATGGGAGACTCCAAGGCCCGTGGGCTCGGCGGCGGGAGTCAGGGACGCCGCCGAGCCGGGCATGCCAGGGATTAGGCTGGGTCGAATTTACCGAGGCCGAGGGGCGACTTGACGCACAGGGCGCAAATCGCATCAACGATGCCGCGGGATCCGCCGCCACGGTCTTCCAACTCTTGGAAGCGGGGCTTGCGGTTGTAGCGGAGTTCGACCATGTCCATGTCGAGGACATAGCCACGGGAGAGCTGCTCGGCGGTGCTGGCGTTCTTCGCGAGGAAGAGGGACGGGATGAGCTCGAGCGTTCCGAAGTCGCCCTCGAAGATATCCACCGTGGAGGTGATCTTCTTGGCTTCCGCATCTTGATTCAGAGTGCGGATCGCGCTGGCGACATTGGTCGAAGCGAACTGAGTGCGTGTGAATCCGGTGAAGGCACGCTTGAGGTTTGGCCCGCAGATCAGGCTGTAGGTCGAAACCTTGCCGGTCTGCTCGTAGATGCTCTGGAGCACATCCTGGACATTCGCTTCGGTGAGGGAAGCGGTGGCCGTGGTGTTGATGCTCGCGGATGGTGTGCGGTAGGCGGCTGCGACCGGGAGATCGGTCTGGGCGCCGTTTTGGATCCACTTGCCGAGGCCGCGGGTGAGGTAGGCATCGCTGCCAGACTGCTCTTGGGACTCTTGGTCCGAGCAGAAGGCGGCTTCCATGGAGCGCTTGATTTGCTCAAGGCTCTTGGTGACGGCTTTGGCCATCTCGCGCTTTTTGCCGATGCCGGCAACTTCGGAGATATTCTGAGCGAGGTCGTCCACCGAGGGGACTTCGCGGAACTTCTGCACGCGGGCCGAGAGGATTGCGCGGTTCGCGGCGTTGTCGATGAAGTCAGACGAGGAGATGTCTGTGTTCGAGAGGACGCCCGATGGGACGCCTGTCGTTGCAAAGGCATCGGCTTGCCATTGTGTCAATGGGTTGATGGGTTCGCTGCCCTTTTTCGCTGTGGAAACGACGGGGCATGTTTTCGCGTCAACGACGGCGATGAGGTCGGAGAGATCCTGACGGATGCCGACTTGGTTGGTGATGAGTGTTGCTGCCATAATTTTGGTTGGTTGGATTTGACTACAGGGCGCCCTCTAAGAAGGCTGCGATGTCGTCGGATTTAAGGTTGTGTCCGCGCTCGTAGAGGCTTTTGGCACTGGCGCGGTTGTTGATGTCTTTGGCAGGCACTTTTTGACCTTTGGCAGGAGACGGGGTGGATGGGGCGGATTTCACAGGGGCGGCCGAGGATTTGGGCGCGGAGGCTGCTTTTTGGGCGGCTTGCTGGCGGGCGAACCGGAGCTTTTGGCCCTCGATGGCATCGCCGATCACCATTTCGAGGTTCGGTATGTTTTTTAGTGCCGGGTAGGCTTTCAGGGTCTCGCGATACATGGCCTGCTCGGGCGATCCGGTCTGGAAGAGCGCGGGATACGCGGTGCGGGCCTCGGGCAAGACGGCCTGGCGCTGGGTGAGCCACTCGCGGCGCTTGGGAGCGTGCTCGGTGAGCATCTCGTCGGCGTTGGCGAGGTATTGGCGAACCTGGGCGGGCTCGTGGTAGACCTCTTCGCCTTGCGCGTTCGTCACGGTGCCGCCTTCGAGGTTTTCGAGCGCCCACTTGCGAACTTTCTTCGCAATGGAGATGCGTTCTTCGAGTGCCTCGGGGCTTTCCACATCGGCGAGCGGGTCGGCGGGAGTGGGAGCGAGCGTGATGGGTGGCGCGGCGTCAAATTTGGCGCGGAGGTCGGAAATTTCGGTCTCCAGTTGCTCTGCGCGTTCTTCGGCCTCGCGGCGTTTGGCGGTGATCTTGTCGATTCGCTTGAGGAGCTTGTCCTGCGTGGGGGCGGGAGCGTCTTCCTCTGCGTCGTCGTCAGATTTTTCCTCGGCTTCTTCCTCGGCTTTTTCAGCCGGTTCGGAATCCTCGGTTTCCTCGGTGTTTTCCTGTGAAGGATCTATTTCCGCATTCGGGTCGGCCTCTTCGGTCGATGGTTCCGGCGGTGTTTCCTCAACTTTTTCCAATGTGAGCCCCATTTCTGTGGCCAAATCGGTGAGGTTGAGCGTGTCTTCTGTTTGGGTTTCTTGTGTTTGCGTCATGGTAATCCAACCAAGTGGGTCAGCGCGGGATTCACGAGCGGCGCAGAGGCTCGATGCCGGTTGGATTGCGATATTTTTTCGCTAAGTCGATGGACTTGAGCAGGAATCGACGGAAATCGACGCGAAACGACAGATATCGACGCGAAAAAGGGAGGAATTGGGGGGGGCGCGGCCCTGATTTTCCCCGAAGTTTTCCCCGAAGTTTTCCCCGAAGTTTTCCCCGAAGCCGCCCGCCGGGCTAGGTTTTCACCCGAGCTTTTCGTTGATGCGCTCGAGCCAGGAGCGGGGGTCGCCTGTAGGGCTTTTTTTTACCGGCGCGATGGTGCCGGCGGCGAGGATTTCGGTGGTAGTCCACCGCATGAGACACGCGAGACACTCGCGGCGGCGCTTGGCCTTGCGGGTATCGACCACCCGGCTGCGGGGGTGCTGGCAGGCGGGGCAGGTCATTGTGAAAAATGGCGAGACTTGACGATCAACCGGCGGGCTTTCTCGATGATGTCGAAATAAATTTCCTGCTCGGTGATGTCCCGCGTGTATTCTGGCGGCTCGGCGTAGGTAAGCACCTCCTTGAGCGTGAGGGCCAAATCGATGGCCAGCTTGCAAGTCGGTTCGACGCCCGGGTGGTCTTGCCACTCGCGTCCACAGGCGTTGCATTGGAAAGAGGAGGTCACGGCTGCTTGCTGGATTCCTCGATGCGCTGGATGAGGTCGCTCTGGAAGGCGCGGAGGGCGTCGAGGCCGCCGGCGCAGTGGGCGAGGGTGCCGTGGTCCGAGGCGGTCTTGAGGTTTCCGACCAACTCGACGGCGTCGTCGATGTGGTCTTGCAGGACTTGCTGGAGGGCTTGGACGACGAGGGGCTTGATCCCGGGCATGCACAGCGCGGTCTGCATGTCGTCATCGTCAAGACGGTCGGGGGCGGTGAGGCGGATGGTTTTTTTTATGGTGATCATAGATTCATTTGGATGGGGTGGGGTGGAGGTCGAATTTCTGGACGACTTGGGCATGCAGGAAGGCGTGCCGCTTGGATTGGCTGGGGATGGGCTGGAGGAGGCCGATCTCAATGTAGGTTCTGTATTCGCGCTCGCTGATGCCGAGGAGGTCCATGACATCGCGACGGCGTAGGATTTTTTTAGTAAGAGCCGCCGCCTGTGACATTGAGGATCCCTCCTTCCACATTTTCGACGCCGGAGCAGACGAGGTAGCGCAGGCAGTCGATGGGGTCTTTGCAGGCTCCTTTCTGGCCGTCGGCGCCGGTCCATTCCTTGAGGGCGAAGATGGTGTTGGCGCACCGCTCGCTGATGTAGAGGCGGGGCGCGTTCTGGTGGTCGATGGGTTTGTCGTCATGGTAGTAGAGCCAGTCGTTGATGAGGGAGACGCCCTCGGAGATGTTTTCGGTAGGGCAACTGCGGAAGGGCATGCCGGCCTCTTCGAGCTCCTCGAGGAGCGTGGTGGCGTGCTCGCGGGTGCCGGCGACGGTGGTGTTCCCATAACGGGAATCGATCCACCGCTCGAAGGGCTGGACGCCGTCGAGTTTTTCCAATCGCAAAATCTCGGCGGTGTAGGCGAGCAGGCCGAAGCCGAAGGATTTCTGGCCGTCGCCGGGCTCGCCGTCGGCTTTCTTGCCGCTGGGTTTGCACCACTCCTCGGGGTAGCCGACGCCTTCGATGTATTCGTCGGCCTGAGGCCATTCGCGGTAGACCCATGCTCGGCCGTTCGCGTCGATTTTGATCCATAGCATGAACCAGTTCTTGTTCCCGGCGGGGTCGCAAAAAAGGTAGACGGTGCCGTCTTTGGGGATCTGGTCGGCCTTGACGACATGCACGGACTCGCGGAACCGGGGGAACGAGGTGGCGGTGGCTTTTGTGGGGACTCCGTAGGCGCGGCAGAGGATTTTTTCGCGGGGCTGCTGGGCGAGCTCGACTTTCATGCGCTCGTAACCGGCCCAGGGGTTCGACTGCGTGTGAAAGTAAAAAATGGCGGCGTTGCGGGTGGCGCACTTCTGGAGGGTGGGCACGGTCTCGAAGCCTTTGCCGTTGCGCTTGGGCAGGAGCTCGGCCTCGATCTCTCGCAGGGTCTTGGCGCCTTGGAGGTATTCCTTCACGGTCGCGGAGTAGCCTTCCACTGGCGTGAAAGTGACGATGAGGATGCCGTTTCGAGTGACGAGGCGGTAGCGGATGGTCTCTAGCCAATCCAGCGGCACCAACTCGTCGCACCACACCACATCGACCTCGCCGCCCTCAATCGTCTTGATGTCCTGCGCGTAGTTGCGAAACCAGCACTGGCTCCGGTTCGGCAGCACAAAGGTGTTCTCGGAAAAGCCGTTTTTTTGAGTGTAGCTGATATTCGTGACCTGGGTGCGCTTGGCTTTCCGCAGCTCGGCCGGCATGAAATCCCACAGGATCGGCTGCTGCATTGAGATCGAGTTGTCATTCGTTGTCTGGAAGCACCAAGCCCGGGCGTCGGGCTTCTCGATTAGCAGGCGCATCAAATATTTTCCCGCCCAGGTAGACTTGCCCGAGCGGTTGCCCCCGAGCACGAGGATGTCCCGATACTTCGCCGCCGCCTCGTCCACCTCACTCCAATGCTCCGGCTCGTAGCCATACCGAATCGGATCCTCCTTCTCCAAAACGATCCGCTCCTCGCGCTCGCACAACAGGCGCTTCGCCTCTTCGTAATCCTTCTTGAAGAGACTCGCCGGGACTTCGGGGATGACGGGGTGGGTGGTCTGGCCTTTCATCGATTTTCTTCTTTGAACGCCCACATGCGCTCTAACATCCAATCCTCTCGTGTGCAAATATTTTTAAGCAAAAAACTGCTAGATTTTACAATTTTGTCAAAATCAGAAATTTCTTTATTAATTCTTAAAATTGCGGGCGCAACTATGTGCAACCAAATTTCATATCGCAAACACCACTGAAGTTCGTAATATGTTTTTTTTCCTAAATTTTTATTCTGCAATAGCGTTTCATCTAAATAGGCACTTAAGATATCTTCTTTGCTTTTATATCCGGCCTTTGCGATTCTTGTTTTCGCGCCCTTGGATAAATCATCATCCCAAGCCATCACTCCTGCCCCCCTCTCAATAACGCATTCGTCTTCGGCTTCGCATCCACCAGGCTCCCGTCCGCAGCCTTCGCCACGGTCACCTTCTCGTTCGCCCGGTAAAACGCATTGTCCCGCACGCCGATGCTGGCAGACTCCACCTCGCTGAAGTTCACCAATAACAGGCGACGATTCTGCGGCTGCCTCGCCCGAGATACCCTCGCGGGCCTCGGCCATTCTTGTTCCTTCTCTTGTTTATCTACTTGTGGTTTTTGTTTTTTCATAAAATTTTTCCGACGGGTGGATGAGTGGGGGGAAATTTGGAAACGCCACCGAGGCACCCCCCTCCCCCCCTATCGAGGTCATAACTTCATATAAGCATACTTATCGATAATGAGCCAGCATTGTGTTTCAATCATTTACAGAATCAGTGTCTTTTTTGGGCTCGGATAACGCCTGTTGTTGAGACTGAGAGGGGATTTTGATTTCGGAGTTCTGCGCCCCCACACTCATCTCCTTACCCTCCACTTGGAACTCTCCTTCGACGACATCCTGCTTGGAGCTAATGGCTTTGATTAGCTCATCGTAGGACATCGCCTCGATCTTGGCTCGGATGTTGACATTGACCTGCTGCGGACCCTCGCCCTTTTCGAGCTTGTCGTGAGCAGTGCCGGCAAGGAAGTTGAGGTCCCCGGCCTTGATCTTCTTTCGCTCCTCGGGATCGCGGAGGCGGTTGCGGATCTCGGACTGGGCGAGGCGCCGGATGTCGGACCAGGCAGAGGCGGAGAGTTCCTTGTCCTTGTCCTTGGTTCGGGGGTGGTTGTTGATCACCCGATAGATGACTTCCTCGCTGACTCCGAGGATTTGGTTGATGCGGGAGGTGACCATGCCGGCGAGGTAGAGGTCGGCGACGACATCGCAGAGGTTTTTGAATTCGGGAGACATGAGTTCCCAGTTGGGCTCTTTGTTGGCGTTTACAGCCTCGCTACGGGCTCTTTCATACTTGCAGGGTGTCGTGACACTATGCTGCCGGATTTTCGCCTCCTCGATCCTCTGGAGCTTCCAAGCCTTGCCCTCCTCGAAATTCTGAGGGCAGCCGGAGTCGAACCATTGCAGAGCGGATTCCGTCTTCACATTAAACTCAGCCGCCAGCTTCACGGCGACCTGGTGGCGGGTTTCGACTTTGGGGATTTTGCGTGGTGGTTTCATAGCTTTGTCCAGATTTCAGAATTGTTGGACAAACCTTGGGCCAAACGGCGCAGTCCATGAAAGTGTCCAAGTCCAGAAATATCCCCCCTTAAAGGGGGATTGCTGGACGGACATTTCTGGACAAGCCATGGCGAGTCCAAGAATCAATTTCTGGACACATTTCTGGACTATTTCTGGACATGGTAAAAAATGTATTGAGCGCATATTATTTTGAGTGGATGGCATCGTAGATTTTCGAGCGGGAGCATTTGTATTTCTTCATGGCCGCAGCGATGAAAGCCGACATCGGCCCGGAGTGAGCGGCATGCTCCGCTTTGAGTTGAATCAGATCAGCGGCCGACATTGTCGGCTTGCGCCCTGCGTGGCCCTTATTGTCTTGCTGGTCATCCTCCTCGAGCTTGCCCAGCTCCCAGTGCAATCCTTGTGCCGCATGCTGTAGCACAATGCTGGTCGTCGGCAGGCGATGCTCATCCACCACGCCAGCCCGATTGCCACGCTTTGCCAGCAGAAGTTTGAAAACCCCATCCTCTCGTGTCGTTTGCAGCACGGCGATGGCTCGCGCCCAGTTCGTCAGCTCGCTAGACCCCAGCCCGATGTAGGCGAAATCATTCGTATTCCAATGCTGTCTGCTCTTCGTATCCTCCTTCGGCTTCCCCGTGTGGTGACTCCACACCCACGCAAACCCATACTCAAACGCCAGCGGGTTACATAGTTGCCGCAGGAAATGCGATGCCACCGATTGCTGCGAGATGTCGTCCCCGATGTAAGACAAAAGCGGATCTCCAAAGACCAGGTCACGCCCGCCGTGGGTCTGGAGCAGCTCCCGCACCACTCCCATGAATTCCTCTCCCACTTGAGCCGTTGCCCTCACGAACATCAGGTTCTCCTTCAATATCTCTAGTGCATTGGCATCCGTGTAATGCGAGTTGGCGATCACATACGGCAGCACGCCCTGCACGATCTCAGCCATATCGCCCTGATCATTCTCCGCCTGGATGAAGAGCGACCGCAGCGGCCTTGCCGGCTTGATTCCGAAAAACGGCAACCCCAGCGCCCATGTCACCGCCGCCTGCACCGTCAAGCTGCTCTTCCCGATCCCCGACTGCCCCACGAGCAGCAACTGCCCACCCTTGCACACCCATCGATCCCCCAGCAGCGTGCTCTCGTCCGCCTCTGGCTTGTAGGAAAACAACGACTTGAACGAATGCACCTCCACGCCCTTCATCCCAGACTTCGGCGCCGCCAGCTTCTGGAGTTCCACCATTGCCTCGCGGTAATCCATCTCGCCCCGCTGCATCATCCCGGCAATCTCCACAGACCTCCGACGCCGATACGCCTCCCCGATCTCTCCCAGCATCTCCCCCACGATCTCGCCACCCTGCGGATTGTAAGACAGACTTCCATCCGACGCCGCCAAGGCATCCTTCCAATCCACCAACCCAGCCTCCTTCGCCGACTTCTCCGCCAGCGCCTGCCAGAATGCATTGCTCTCCACCGCCCCGATGATTGTGTGCGCCTGCACCGGCTTGCCCGCCCGATACAACGAATACCCCGCTGCATAGATGATCCCATGCATTTTATCAATAAACGCCTCCGGTTCCACAACCGCCGCCGCCGGCACACCATGGAAACCCTGCGAGCTAATGTAGCCGATCACGGCGCTTTCTTTTTCGGGGTAGGAAAATACTGACATGAATGGAATTATCTTTTGAGCAATAGCTGTCATTTGTTTGTATCGTGGGCATACACGCCCACCGCCAGCGCCGCCCACAGGTGCGAGCGCATGCCGTAGGTCGGCCCGGGGGATTTCTTCGTGCCCTGCGGCCCGAGGCGGTCGATCAACGCCTGGCGCACATTCGCGTCCTTTGCCCTCGGCGAGTGGCACAGGTGCAACTTCACATCCCGCCGGTAGCACAGCCGAGTGTCCGTCCGAGCCACCTCAAGGAACCTCCCAATCCACACACAGGTCTCGAAGGTCGAAGCCCCTACCGCCATGCCGTAGCTGGCGATCATCTCGCAAGCCACCGCATCATACTCCCGCCCGATCAGGATCTGTCTGATCTCCGCATTCGGCAGGTGGTCCGCATCGAGGATCCGGCGCCCATCCCACAGGACAAACGCCGTCTCGGTCGTGCCGGGGTCGAGAGCAAGGATCGTCATTTCGCAGCCTCCCAAGACATAGGAGTGAGATCCAACCTTTCTCGGTATCGATCAACATACTCCCTCGCCTCGTCCCGCTCACGCTCTAACTTGCGAGCAAAATCGGTCGGCACCATATACTCCTGCGCAAAGGCCATGCGTTCCGCCGCATCCGTCTCGGGCGTAGCCGCCTCTGTGTTCTCTGTGTCCTCTGTGGTCATATACTAGAACGGAATCTCATCCCCCTCGGCATCATGTGTCTTCGCTACCACCGCCACCGGAGCCGGCGCCCCGCCGCGGACCTCCGCCAGCTTCGCGTCCAGCGCCTTGATCCGGTCCACTTCCATCGCCACGGCCGGCGCCTTCACAGGGTTGAGCCACTTGATTTTGAAGCGCACCTCCCCGTTGTATTCCTCGCCCTGCACGGTCACCCGCACCTCCGTGCCCACCCAATTTGGCACAGCCTGGTCCTCCAGTTGCTGCATCGTCCAGCCCGAGCCGAAGATATCGTCCAGCGTCTTGAGCGTCCGCTCAGTCGCCTTCTCTGTGAGGTAACCCTTCCACACGATCTCCTTGCCCTTCTGCTCCCCCTCATCGGCGATCACCACCGGCACCCGCACAAACTCCGAGCCCGACTTCGCCTCCATGCCGAGCCATCCGTTGCCGGGGCGTTTCACCGTGCCGAGGAACTTGCCCTCCGCGTTCACATACTGCTTGTCTTGTTTTTCCATGTTGTTGTTAGTTGGTTGGTTGTTGTTGAAAAAGTTCTTCCAAGAGAGTTAAAAAAGCTCGCTCTGCTGTTGCTGGCACGACTCCGTTGCCGAGGAGGCGCAGCTCGTCAGTTCGATTGTCACAGGTGACTTGCAGCTCGGCATAACCCATCCCACCGGCAGACCCATCAGCGTCTCGACCCATCTCGGGTTGAGCTTGCCCGCCATGTTCATTTTGGTCAGTTGTGCAGGGATCGTTTTGTGGGTCGTTGAATCTTGGTTGATGTTGTGGCCGTCTTGAAGTTGCGGCGTCGCCCAAGCCGCCGTCTGCCTGCTCAATGTCACTTTGCCCTCCTCGATCCGCTTCTGTGCTACTTCCGGCGTCGATGCCAGATGCGAGTCGCCCATGATCGGCGTTGCCCAATTCTGCACCATCTCCACCTGTTGATTGATTGTCTGGGATTGCAGCACCATCCGGCCATCCGGAGTCTTGCGGTAGGCTCTCTCGCCCGGTCTTGCTGGTTGTCCATCCTTCGTGTAGAGCGTCTCCACTCTCGCTCCCGCTTCGTTGGCCTGCGGGGTGCGCCAACTCGCTTGATAAACCGGCGAATGAACCGCCTCCCGCAAGTTGCTCAACGCCTTGCGATTCTTCCTGCCGCCGCGCGTCTTGTTCGTCTCCGCAAATTCCTCCACCGGACGCACTGGCAGCGTGTCCATGGTTTGCGGCGTTGGCCACGACAACCCTTGGCGGCTCCCATCCGTGCTGGGGTTGGCCGGGGCGGCTTGGCCATACTTGGTCATGGCGTGGTGCAGGCTCACTCCGTGGAATCCGCCCTGCTCCAGATTGTTGTCCGTCCGCAGCACCGCCCCATCCCTGTGGTTCGAGGCGTCCGGCGTTGGCCAGTTCGATAACTCCCCGCGATTCGCCATCGCTGACAGGCTCTGACCCATCTGACCCTTGTCGAACAAGCCAGCTTTCTCCGCTTCCATTGCACATGGCGTTGGCCAACAAGTTGCTGCTCTCGCTAATGTCACTTGATGTCCCGCATCCATTGCTCGCTGGTTGCATTCTGCTGACCCATCCTTCCAATCCCTCGCATTTGCGGTGGGCCAAGATGAACACCCTTTTTCTTTGGTGAGGCGCGCCGACTTCACTCGCAGAGAATATTCCCCACGAGCTTTGATAACCAATGCTTTCCAGTTCTCCAATGACTTCGCGGAGTCCGAGGCTGATGTGTCCTTCGACATTTTCAAAGAAGCAGAGTCTTGGCCGAAGAAGTCGAATTCCGTCTGCAATCCAAGGCCAGAGGTGTCGTGGATCGTCTTTACCTGCTCGCTTGCCTGCGGCAGAGAATGGCTGACAAGGGTATCCTGCAATGAGGATGTCCACCAATCCGTGAAACGATCCGTATGGGAAGGTTTTAAGATCGCTCCATATAGGTGCGACATCCAAGAGTCCTTTTTCCATCTTACTGATGAGATTGGCTTGAGCGAACCCCTCAAGCTCACAATATGCGATGGCCCGCAATCGCTCGCCAAAGATGTTTTTGAGTCCAAGTCCAATGCCGCCATATCCGGCGCACATTTCGAGAGTTGTAATGGGCGAGGGATTATCCACATTGTTATTCCTTCAGCGCCTTCTGCTTCTTCCGGTCCTGCAGCAGCCGGGTCGTCTCCTTGCCTGTGCGCACATGGGCGGTCAGCGGCTCGTGGCCGAGGCTCGCACACCAGGCGCGATACTTCTCCCCACCCATTTTGCCCCCCATCACCTCGATGAGTCCCTCCAGCGGCGCATTCTTTTCCTTAGCCGCATACAGGATCCCCTCGGTGTCGAAATACTCCGATCCCTTCGCCTTGCTGATCCGCCAGCCCGGCACATCCTCGCCCGCCTCCAGCAGTTCCTTGATCTTGTCGGAGGCCGAGTCCACGATCTCCTTCTCGACCGCCTTCCACTGCGTGAGGAATTTCCCCAAAGTCTCGGGGTCCGCCAGCAAGCGGTCCTTAATCTCCGCCAGCGAGGCCGAGCCCTGCACCACCGCCAGACCCTCCTCCACCGGCTGGATCACCGCAGGGCATGTATCTTTTCGGGCGCACCAATCGCAATAGTCCGAAACCCGAGGCTGAGCCTTCGGATCCCGCACCTCCGCCAGCAGCAGCTCGATCTGCCGCTTCGCCTCAGGCCAGGTCACCCGATACGAGACCACCTTCCGCTCGTCCGCATACACCACATGGCCCACAAAGTCCTGCAGGAAATGCCGTTCCATGACGGCCAAACAATATGCCAGAATCTGGTGGTAATAATCCCTGACGGCTCCGGTTTTCAAATCCGCCACCCAGCCGGTCTTCTCACACAGCACATCCGCCGTCCCCACATGGCTCATCCCCGGGGTGTGCATCGCCAAGAATTCCTCCCTCGTCTCCAGCTCCCCCGTCATCTTGTAGGAAAGGAACAACTGCACCGCCCACTCCGCCGGCGCCTTGTCCTCCGGTGCCAACGCCTCCAGCTCCGTCCGGTCCCCCTGGAGTGCCAACCTTACCGCCCGGTCGATCCTCGTCCCCCGCTCCGCCGCCGGACCCGCCGGCCCCTCCTTCGGTTGATACTTCGGGCACTGCGCCAGTTTTGGCAGCATCGAATGTCTTATTTTGGTCATAAAGTCTTTGGTTAAAAAATTGCTTAGAAAAATCCCTGCCCACCGGCATGTTCCGCTTTCGGAAAAAGGCATTGCAGGCTTCGTTGATCTCGGCGCAGCTCTCAATGGATAGATAAAAGCCCCCGGCTCGTGCGTCGGCGCCCGTCACCGGCTTCAGATTCATTTTGAAATCCTCGCCGTAGCCCTCGCTCGCCCGCACATTCCCGCCGAAGTCCCAATCTTTCACGAGTTGCTACGCCTTCGCCTCCTTGTTAAAATCCGAGACCGCCTTGAGGAACGCCGGCACCTTCCCAGCCACACGCGCCTCGAGATACTCGGAGGCATCACGCCAAGTCTGGCCCTCAGTGAGTTGCTTGCGATGGCGCAGAAAAGCCTCCACCTCCGCCTCGCGGCCAGAGAATGCTTGCTCGAATTCCGACGGGGCAGGGGAGACCTCCACCGAGATCGCCTCCGGTTCCGGCGCCGGCAGCGCCGCCAGCTCCGCATTCGCCGCCTCGATTTGGATGTATCCCGTCGAGCGAATAGGCCCAAAATCCTGCACCTCTTCCGGCGCATACATCCCATTCAGCACTGCGGGGTAAACCGCCCTCACGCCCTCCGAGATCACCCGCGCACGCAGCATCTGCCGGGGGTATTGGCGCCAGTTGTCCTTCGTCCCCAGCCCCGCCGACTTCGCCCGAGCCATATCCCAATCAATGCGAAGCGATCCGCCCGCAGGGTGCGTGAAAGTCGCGGAGACCTTCTCATTGCTGTGGTCATGCCACTCGATACGGCCACCGCTTTGCTGGAACCTCGCCAGCATCGCGTCCGATTTCAGCGAAGCCCGCCCCTGGATAATATGGTAGTCGCTGGCCACCGAGCCGGGATGCCGACCCTCCGCGGCCGCGACTATCATCAGCGCCAGAGCCTGATCACTTGTTTTGACTCCGAAGAGCCCCGATTTGGCGAGAGCCCCCGCCATGGTCTGCATGTCCCCGATAGGGACGAGTTGTGTGTTGTTCATGTTGTTTGACTCCTAAAAAAATCAGTCCTCGAATTCCTCCCACCGGCGCTCGCGCTCGCGTCGCCGTTGCTCCATGTCGCGGAAGCGAATCAAAATGTTTTGCTGGCCCGCCCAGTAAGCGGCGCAGACCGACCCGATGGTGATGAGCGCCAGAATAAATCCCTGCCAGCCGCTCATAGGTGTGGCTCCATCGGCAAAGGCCAGTTCGCGTAGGCCGTCCAAATCTCTGGCCATGTTTTCTTGATCAGCTCCAGATTCGCCGGATCCGCAGCAGCCGCGGCATGAGCCAGCGCCCGCACAAAATGCCCCCCGTGGTAGGTCATCGCATCGATGGCTCGCAGGTCTTGGATGCTCATCGTGTCGCCTCCGGCGGTTCTGGGAACGGCATCCAATGCGTGACCTCCACCTCGATTTGCTGCGCGGTAGCCCAGCGCCACAACCGCCCATCATGGAACCCCGCATCCACATGCCGGTCCTCCGTTGCCACAATCACATCAGTATCGCTGTCCGGCATCTCGGCATCCACCGACCGCCAAACCAACTCCGTGGCCTCCGTGTTCTCCGTGGTTAATCCGCTCATCGCGCCAACCTCCCCGTCAGCATGAGCAAGAGGACCGGAATCGTGATCACCTGCAAAAAGTCCAAGGCGTAGCCGAGGCACCGCAGCGTTGTGTCGGGGTCCATTTTACCAAGCCCCCTTGATTATTTGGATGCTTGTCGGCCATGCGCCGTAAAGGCGGTGGAATTCATGTTTCGCGGCCTCAAGGGTCGCGGCCCAGACGAGCTCGCCAAACGCGCCTTTGTAGTAGTCGTTGGCCCTGCAATAATACTTTTTGCTTTTCATATTTTGACTCCTCCTTGTTGGTAGGTGTTCGTTGTTGCGCGGCGCTTCGCTGCCCACCACTTCTCCAGCGACGGCCGCAAAATCATCCATCCGCCCCGATTTCCCCTCGGCTTCTCGGCGGTAAAAGCTCCAGACCGGCAGAACAACCGGAGAGTGAATGGCGCGTAACCCGTGAACTCCGACGCCTCCTCGACGCTGATCATCAATTTCATTTCCGCGCCCCTCCCTTGGATTTCGTTTTGGCATCCCGCTCCGACATGCGGCCCACCGCTTGAGCCACCAACCGACTAATAGGAGTTCCTGCCGCTTTGCTTTTCGTTTTGAGAAAGCCGTAGATTTCGTCCGGCATGCTCACCGATATTTTGACATATGCACCTTGCATGAGTGCTACTGAATAAAACCGGTGCTACTAGGTAAAGAAAAAAAATAAATGGGGTGATCACCCCATACGAAAAAAACACTTGACACGCCCATAAACACTAGCTCGGCGGGCGAAAATAAAATTTGCACTCAGTGGCAAATGGTGCTACTGGTGGGAAGATGAAAACGAAAACCGGAGCATCGAAAGTCAATATTTCGATGCCAAAAGAACTCTACGACTATTTGAAAAAAATGGTCGATGACCACAACGCCAAACCAGAAAACGCCCACTGCCCAACTGATTTTTCCAAGATGGTCCAGAAAGCCATCCGCGGCATAATGCAAGAAGACCGCAAACCAAAAAAATGCGAACCGGGAAAAGCGTCCTCCCCAGGATATGTTGGTGCCAAGATTTTGAAAGCGTCCGAGAGTTCCGCTTCTTCACACTCAACTCATGGCAAGAATCCTTCCCGAAAAACTGGATAGGCCAGATTCACGACCTAACCTCCGCCAAAAAATGCGGGGGGGGGGGGGGGGGTAAATTGCTGCTATTTATTATCTTACAACTTTAATACAAATGAAAAAAATTTTGATTATTTTATGTCTGGCACTTAGCGCCTGCGCCACACAAAGCACCACACAAACCGAACGGCCCGACCCCGACTATTACGACCACCTCATCCAAGTCCAGAGCATGCCCCCCGGCGCCATCATCGATTTGAACAACGATGTCGTCGGAGTCAGCCCCTGCACCATCCTGGTCAAAGACTCCTACAAAGCCAACTGGCCCAGCAACGGCCTCACCAGCCAGATCATCAACGCCCGCTGGACCGACGGCTCCCGCTCCTACCAAACATTCTGCACCGGATCCCCGATCCCCAAGCATGTCGTTTTCCTCCACCCCATCCCCAACAAAATCCTCGAGCAGCCCGCCGTCCTCACCCAGCGGTGATTCGCCATTCGCGAACTGCAAATCCCACCTCTGTGCTCTCCGTGTCCTCCGTGGTTAACCTATAAGTTAATTCCTAAATCCGCCACCAAGCCCGCCAATCCGCCCGCACCGCCGGAACCGCATAGACCCGCTGCACCATCGCCGGCGAAGTGTGCCCCATCTGATATCCTGTGAGCCCCGCATTCCCGCACCGCCCGAGATGGTAGGTCGCAAACGAATGCCGCAGCGCGTTGTCCGGCCAGCCCTCCCAGCCAAGCGCCAACGCCACCTTCCGCCGGCGCTCATGCAGCGCCTCCATTGAGTTCGCCACAATCCGCCCCTTCTTCTTCTCGAAAAATTTCCTCCGCTTCATCAACGGCTCCGTCATATCCACAACCCGCTCCAGCATCCCCTCGTGCTGTTTCGAGACCTCCGCCCGCACATGGATCTGTTTCGTTTTCGTATCGATGTCTTCCCAATTCATACGAGCCACCTCCACCGTCCTTAGGCCCGCAAATCCTCCCAGCAGCACCAGCGCCATCACATCATCGCTCATCGGCGCCTTGAGCAGCTCCTTCATTTGCTCGGGCGTCAAAATATTTCGCCCAGGTGTCGCCCGAGGAGCGCGAAGCCCATCCAACGGCGAGCGGTCAATGAATCGCATCCGGTAGCACCAGCGGAAAAACATCCTCGCGTAACGAAACCACATCGCCTTGCTCGTCTCCGTCCGCCCGAGTTCCTTTAGCCAGCGGTCCACATCCAGCGGCATCACCTCATCCAGACGGCCGCGGAATTGCCGCATCAGCGCCACCTGAGTCGCCGCAATTTTATCTCGGTGGCTTTTACTTTGAGCGTCCACGCTCCGAACCCACAAGGTCGCCGCCTGCGAAACCAAAAGCCCCGCCTCCTCCTGCAGCCCATTTGTTCCCTTCTCTTGAATCAGCGAAACCAACCGTGCCCCCTCCTCAAAAGCCTCCGCCTCGCTGGCAAAAAACCGACGAATTTTTTTCCCGGCAAACGACTGCTTGATCTCCAGCTTCCACGGAGACGAAGTCCGAGCGGGGTAGGGAGAGACAATAAAAGGCGAAGCACTCATAGAGATTGATGTTGATCGGTGTTGTCCGGCGTTGTCCAAACACTGCACTTAGGCATCAACAATGATAAACAATCTTAAACGAATATCAACAGCAAAGACCGCCCGCAGAAGCAGACTAGTAAAGGCTCCAGAGGCTTACTGGAGGTGGCGGAAGGGGCGGGATTCGAACCCGCGGATCGTTGCCGATCGTTCGATTTCGAGTCGGTCAACTGCTTCTTAAATTCAACGACTTGCGTTGCTGTTGTCCGTTGTTGTCCGAGGCGAAGAGGTTTTGGGGGCTGTAGACTAAGCTACTTTTTCGCCATCAACTTGGCCAGCTCGGCTGCGAATACCTTGATCTGCGCAGGCGTCATGCTGCCAGCGATTTCGTGTGGCTCAATAGCCTCTGATTCGGTTTGCAACCTCTCGGGCTTCTGATCCAAGCCCAAGGTCTTCTGCGATTTTGATGAATTCGTCGTCATAGCTTTGTTTGAGACCTGATTCTTGTTCACCTCGTAATTTAGCCCACAAATCTTTTTCTGGATACCACAAAATAGCTTGGACATCTGCGTTTGTGAGGCTGTATCCGCGACGGCCCATTTCTTCTCGAATGCCGTTTACAACGCGACT